CATTTGTTTTAACGAACAGAATACAAAATCTATCTTTAGATATATGTAGTAAATTAAGGCAAACAAATGAATTGTTGCCTAAAGATAGGCTAGAAAAACTATCAGAAATATTAGGAGATTTAGAAGTCATGTTTTTTCTAATAGAATTTAGTTTAAAGGAAAATCGTATTGACGAAAGGCAAGCTGAAATATGGACTGAAAAAACAGAAATAATAAAGAAGATGACAGCTGCATGGAAGAATAAATATATGTAGTTGTCGCTTGTTGTGGGGTATTTTCTACATCTCCGAACTCTTCCAACTCCAACAACGTTCGCAACGTGAATGCGTCTGGGGCTTTGACGAACAACAATGCGTACAACGGTAACAACGGGGTTCGCCCGCTTTGATGAATACCGAGACCTAGTAGGCGATAAGCTGAACGCAGTGGAACATCAACAAAGGAGAAAATATCCCTCCCATAAGGGTAAAAATACACTTGCTGATGCTGATAGTTTAGAAATAATCTAAAGGCTATACACAGTGAGGTTTTTATTTTTAGGTGATTATTTGACAGAAATATTTACATTTGAGAATTTGTATAATGCTTATTTATATACAAGGAAAGGGAAAAGAGATAAAAAAGAAGTCCAGAAATACGAATACCACGCACTAGAAAACACACTAAATTTAACAAGGGAATTACAGAGTAAAACATATAGACTAGGAGAATACAACGAGTTTTATGTTTATGAGCCTAAAAAGAGGTTAATTAAAGCTTCACCATTTAGAGATAGGGTAGTTCAAAGGTGCTTGTGTGAACAAGTGCTAGAGCCTGCTATAGAGAAGAATTTGATCTATGACACATACGCTTGTAGAAAAGGCAAAGGTACTCACGCTGGGCTAGATAGAACAGAAGAATTCATGAAAAGCTATTTTAGGAAATATGGGATTGATAGCTGGATTATCAAAGGTGATATATCTAGCTATTTTTATTCTATTTCACATGAAATTCTGATGGAAAATCTCTATCCGTTAATAGATGGATATGATGTATGGTGGTTAATAGAGGAAATTCTAAACAGTGAAGAAAGTGGTGTAGGTTTACCTTTAGGCAATCAATCTAGTCAATGGTTTGCTAATTTTTACTTAAGCAAATTCGACCATTACTGTAAAGAGGTACTAGGGCTAAAATATTATGTTCGATACATGGATGACTGGTTTACTATTATAAAAACTAAAGAGCAAGCTAAAGAAATATTAGAAGAAATGAAGAACTTTCTAATGGTAGAGTTAGGGCTTAAAACAAATAATAAAACTCAAATTTTCCCTTTAAAAAATGGCATGGACTTTTTAGGATTCCACTTGTATATAACAGACACAGGCAAAGTAATTAGAAAAGTTAGACGAGAAAGCAAGGAAAAAATGAGGCAAAAGCTAAAGACTTTTGAAACTCTATATGAATTAGGTTTAATTGATAAAGATGAGATAGATAGAAGTTATGAGAGTTGGAAAGGCCACGTAAAACACGGCAGTTGTTACCTTTTAATTGAAAGCATGGATGGATATTATAATGCAATATTAAAAGGAGATGGTTAAATGGTGCAAGCTTTAAGTAATTTAACAGTAGGTAGTAAAATTAAATTTGGAACTTATAAAGTAGAGCAGTCTAGTATAGAGCCTATAATATGGCTCATAGCAGATAAAAATCATAATGGGTATCCTGCTAATTCAGTTACATTGTTAACTGAAAAAATAATTGATCTAAGAGGTTTTGACGCAAAAGAGCCTAGTAACAGTAATACAGATAGGCAAACATATGGGAATAATAGATATTTGCACTCAAATTTAAGGCAATGGCTAAATAAATCAGGACAGTCTTGGTATGTAAATCAACATGGAGCAGATGCAACACCAAATGATACTGGTATGTCCGAGTCTACAGGATATAGTGATATACAAGGGTTTTTATCAAATTTTACAGAAGATGAATTAAATACAATGCTTAATACTACCTTAACTGTAGCCAAAAATACTGTTACAGATGGCGGGGGAAGTGAAACTGTAGTCGATAAAATATTTTTAGCTTCTAATACAGAAGTTGGCTTAGCAAACGAAAATAGTATAGTGGAAGGTAGCTTATTGCCTTTGTTTAGCAATGATGCTAATAGAATTGCTTATTTAACAGAACAGGCTTTTGATAATACTTTAAGTAACAGTAAGCCTGCAAATGTTGCAACAGCCTGGCACTGGTGGTTACGGTCTCCGTACTCTTCCGGCTCCCACGGCGTTCGCGGCGTGGGTGCGTCTGGGGCTTTGGCGCACGGCAATGCGTACCACGGTGGCAACGGGGTTCGCCCGCTTTGTAATCTGGCATCTGATATCTTAGTATCTGATGCTACAGATGCAGATGGATGCTACACATTAGTTTTTGCTACACCACATATTATTACACTAGATAAGCCAATTACTATCAATGCAGGCGAGAAATTAGAAAAAGTAAAGTTTGATGCAAAGGTCAATAATACATCTCTAAATCTTAAATCAATGGATGTAGAAAAGTTAATATATACAGGAGAAGATTTAGATACTGATACAGTTGATTTAGAAATTGAAGGTAAAAACGGAAAGATTGATAACATAGCATATACGATTGATTAAGGAGTGAAAATATGGGTGTATATAGAAACAATAAAATAATAATGCAAAAAGAAAAAGAAGAGCAAGACGAACTAGATAAGGCACAAATGATGTTAGAAATAGCTGGCAAAGAGGTTAAAATACAAAATCTAACATTAGAAAATGCTAATATACTGTTAGAGATTGCTATGGCAAAGGAGGCTTTATAATGTGGTTTAATAGTGTTAAGAGATATTACGATATGGGGATATATACTAAAGATAATGTAGCGTTGTTTGTTAGAGCAAATATGATTACAAGCATTGATTATAAAACAATAACAGGTGAGGAATATGTCGTATGACACTAAGTTATATTATGATTTGTTAGAAATTATCGAGAGCCAAGATGAAATGATACACAAGCAAAATGACATTATAGCCAAATTAACTAATGAGAATATGGAAAAAGAAAATATGATTAACGAACTAATGCAACAAGAAGAATTTTTATATTAAGACGCATAAGGATTATTAACCGACACACCTAGCAGGGTGTATTTTTATGCCCTTCTAACAAATGACGGAGGTGGAATATGACAAATGATATTATAGTAGCGATAATTGCACTATTAGGGACAGCTTTGGGGACAGGTGGCGGTATTCTAGCCTCTAGCAAGTTGACGAATCACAGGATAGGGCAGTTAGAAAAAAAGGTAGATAAACATAATACAATAATAGAACGTACGTATATTTTAGAAGAAAAAATGAAAGTTGCTAATCACAGAATAGGCGATTTAGAAGAGGAGGTAAGAAAATGATAATTGATATAAGTCATCATCAAAATCCGAAGAAAATAGATTATGATAAGTTAGCTAAACAGGTGGATTTAGCAATTATCCGAACTCAATATGGTAGTAGAACATTAGACAGGCATTACAAGACGCACCATAGAGAATTTCAAAAGCGTGGTATACCTACAGCCTGTTATGCCTGGGTGAGAGGTGTAAGTCCAAACGACATGAAGGTAGAGGCTACGGACTTCTACAATCGTACAAAAGAATTCAATCCTACGTTTTGGTTTCTTGATGTAGAAGAAAAAAGTATGTCCGACATGAGAACTGGAATATCCGCTTATGTAGCTCAATTAAGAAAGCTTGGAGCTAAGAAAATTGGTATCTATATAGCTCATCATTTGTACAAGCAGTTTAATTTAAATTTAAGCGAAGTGGATGCGATTTGGATACCTCATTATGGCAAAAACAATGGACAAGTTAACAGCAAACCTTCTTATTCTTGCGATATACATCAGTTCACTAGTGTAGGTAGATTAGACGGCTACAATGGTAATTTGGATTTGAATAGGCTAATGGGAACTAAACCTTTGGAATTTTTCACAGGTAAGGAAATAGTAAAAGAGGAAAGTAAGACAGATAAAGAGGAATTAGACACAATAAACGTAAAACTTCATGGCAAGGATTTAAAGGTAGAAGGTATATGCAGAGAGGGAACTAACTATATTCCAGTAAGATTTTTAGAGAGATTAGGATATAAGTTAGACGGAAACAACAATGATGTAATTATAGAATATAAGGAGGCAAAATAATGACAGGAACAGAAATATTAAACTTTATTCAACCAGAGATTTTAATTTTAATTCCAGTTTTAATTATTATTGGTATGATGTTAAAGAAAATTGAAAACATAAAAGATTGGACTATACCAATTGTATTAGGGACAATAGGAATTATCCTCGGAATATTGACACTAGGATTTAATAAAGGCTTCAGTGGACCTATAATTTTAAATGGGATTTTACAGGGTATACTTTGTGCAGGTATGGCGGTATATGTACATCAACTTACAATTCAGAGTACTAGAAAGAGAGTCGAAGATGAGGACCAAGATTAAAAAGCATGGTCTTTTTTATTTTTGCAGCAAAACTAAAATTGACATAAAATGGACTTAATATTTTAGGTTTACAGAGGACTTTATAATGCAACTAATATAATTACTATACTAGCATACTAAGACCTCTGTAAATGCTTATAACGAGCTTAAAAACAATATTAAATATTTTACGTAATTTGAGGTAGGAAAATTAAAATCCTACCTCTTTTTTATGTTTTTGAAGGTTTTTAGCCTTGGTATTTTATTTTAAAAACATTTCGACATTATGTGACAAATAGGCTGTATGTTAGTAATTACAATGTATACATAGTATAAAAAAGTTAAAAATAATTTGCCTAAAGTATTGACAAGTCAGTACGACTAGTATATAATATAAATTAGAAGGTAAGGGAAATAAAAAAACAAGGAGGAAACAAAATGAAAAACTTATTTAAAAAGGCTCACGAAATGACAAGGGAAATGAAGGAAAAATATCCAGAGGTAGACTACCAAGCACAATTCGGTTTATGTATTAGTTTCCTCCTAGAAGAAAAGGAGGAAGAAGAAATGGATAATACAATAACTTTTAACGAAATTAAGAAAATGGCAGAAGAAGAAGGCATAGAGGCTGTATTGTGGGAAAAGTATAATTTAACGAAAATCTACTTTAATTATTACACAGGCTCTGGCTATAGAAAAAGTAAAGGACAGTTTGACAT